ATAACCAAGTTAAATATCCTGCCTATGAGGCTACGAGTTGTGGCAAGAGCCAAAAGACGGTAGTTAAGGCAACAAAGCCGATTGACTACACGCCCGATAGTCTTGCCGCTCGTTACAACAAATTTTATTTTTTTCGTCTTTACTGCACCATTAGATTTGTGGAAGAGGAAAGTCATTTTACGCCCAATGAAAGAAATTTACTTATTGACAACTGCATGGAAGTATTCCGACGCAACGAAATGGTGGCCCTCGACACTTTTGAAAGAATCTTAAATAAAACGTTTGACTATGTGGGCTCTTTGAGCTATATTAAAAAGAAGTTCGATAGAATTGATTTAGAAAAGTAGGGTGAATGTACTTCCAAACGATCGACGACAAGAAAGAGTGCGTAGGGGTTTATCAGGACGGACAACTCTTTTTCGATGAAGTTCCCCCTAACTTAGAGCGCACTTGGAAATACTCAGGCACGCTAGAGGACTCCCCCGCCGAATACGCATGGTTATACTGTGGCGGCATTTCTTTAGAGGCTGCATGCCCTGAATCGCTCAAAGAAGAGTATGACTCAGCGGCCAAAAAAATGAGGGCCTATCGTCGCTCTTTTGAGCTGGCCAAGGTGGATCTATACGAGCATTGCTTTTTTGATCTGGTGCCTCACGATTTTATCTTGAGATTCTTAGAAGTAAAAAACAAGATCACGGAACATGTTTTTCAAACATGTGAGAAACCTAACAACTATAAGTTTTTAAATGATGTACAAGCTCTCCTACACCAGATCAAATATCAAACACTCAGCTTAAGTAGTGAGGGTTGTCGTGAAATTTTTGTAAAGAGCGCTCTGCGTAAAGAATCCCAAAAGTATCTCAATAGACAAAACTACATTGACTACAACCTGTTTGGTACCGTCACAGGGCGGCTTACCACAAAACCTAACTCCTTCCCTATGCTAACTATGAGAAAGGAGCTTAGAAGGCTAGTAAAGCCTCGCAATGATTGGTTTTTGTCACTGGACTACAACGGAGCAGAAGTCCGCACCCTCCTGGCACTTAGCGGCGTCTCCCAGCCAACAGAAGACATTCACTCTTGGAACTTAAAACATGTTCTACAGCGCGTTGATATGCCACGAGAAGAAGCTAAAACCATTTTCTTTGCATGGCTTTATAATCCTGATTCTAAAGCGATTAGTACCGATTATTATGATCGAGAAAAAGTGCTTGACAAGTGGTACTCCGAAGGGTATATTAACACTATGTTTGGAAGGGAAATCAAAGTGGACCGCCGGCGCGCCCTTAATTATCTGATTCAGAGTACTACATCTGATTTAGTATTAGAGCGCGCCTGTCGAATTTCGGAATTGCTGAAGAATAAGAAGTCATTTATTTCGCATATTGTGCACGATGAAATTGTTATAGATCTAAATGACGAAGAAAGACACCTCGTACCAGAGATTAAAGAAATCTTCGCCAATAATCGCCTTGGTCAGTATCTCGTAAACCTGTCTGCCGGCCCCAATTATTTAGACCTAAATGAGTTAAAGCTATGATGTCGATAGTGGGCATTGGTAATGGCGCTAGCGCTATAGCCGCGAGATTTAAAGAGCACGCTCAATATAATATTTACTGTTTAAATAGCAAAGTTAAAAAGACAGGTAAAGGGAATTTCAAACTTAAACATTTCAACGATCCAGAAGAGTATGAAGAGAATATCCCTAATTTAAAAAGCTTCTTTAAAGATATAGACAAGCATGTCCAAGTTTTCGTTATGGGATCGTCATTAAGCTCAAATTACTCACTAGGAATCTTGGAGCAACTCAAGGATAAGAAAGTGGATGTCTTTTATATAAAGCCTGATACGGATCTATTACCTGAGACTCCAGCGAAGATAGAGAAAGTAGTCGGCGGAATCCTGCAGGAGTATGCTCGCTCAGGCTTGCTTCATAGTCTTACTATAATTTCCAACGAATTCGTAGAGCGGGCCATGGGCAACACGGTGCCTATTAAGAACTTTTATGATTCCTTGAATAAAACCATCGTTTCAGCCATTCACTTTATCAACTATTTCACTCACAACGAACCGGAGATTGGCAATGTAAGCCGACCTAAAGAGATCAATAGAATCCGCGCGATAGGATTTGCCACCGTAGAAAAACTTCAAGAAAACTGGTTCTTTCCGCTTGACAATCCTCGTGAGATATGTTATTATCTATGTGTAAATGATAAAAAATTAGAAAGCGACGGAGGGCTCCATAAGCGCATTGTTGAAAGTCTGAAAAGAAAGAATTCAAACGCCTATTTACGCCATTCATACGCAATCTATGAAACTTTTCATGAACAAGACTTTGGGCTCTGCGTTGCCCACACTAACGCAATTCAAACAAATACTCTTGACAATTCTGAATAGAGTGTTATACTACCCATCATAAAGGAGAAACATTATGGGAATCGACATGGAGCTTATGCGCCGCAAGCTCGCAACTTTGCGCGGTGACGGAAGAGGTTCTGACGGAACTTCACACTGGTTCAAGCCAGACGAGGGCGATACGGATATTCGTATCGTACCAACAGCGGATGGAGATCCGTTGAAGGAAATGTTCTTTCACTATAACGTGGGAGATCATAGGGGAGGCGTTGTGTGTCCGAAGCGAAACTACGGAGAACGCTGCCCTATCTGCGATTTTGCCTCACAATTGTGGCGTGAAGGAACAGAAACAAACGACGAGGAAACCAAGAAGCTAGCAAAGTCACTCTTTGTACGCACCCGGTACTTCTCACCAGTCGTTGTACGAGGTCGAGAGGACGAAGGAGCGAAGATTTACGGCTACGGAAAGCAGGCGTATGAACTTTTGCTCGGATATATTCTTGATCCTGAGTATGGTGATGTCACTGATGTGCAGGAGGGCACCGATATCACCCTAACCTATACGAAGCCCAATAAGCCGGGCGCGTACCCACAAACAAGCTTGAAGATGCGTAGAAACACTTCACCCCTGCTTGAGGATAATGAAGCCATCCCCGCCCTCCTAGATGGTATTCCAGAGTTTGAGTCTCTTTTTGAGCGTCTTACTCCAGAGCAGGTAGATGTGATCCTCGATGAACAACTAGCTGGCGATAAAACCGCCGAAAGTCGCTCATCTGAGACAACATCATACAACCACCAAAACAAGAGTGGAAAGAATGATGTGGACCGTGCATTCGACGAACTAATGTCAGGTTGATCTCAAGCTTGTTTATAATGGCCGCTGGCAGAGCGGGCACACAAATACTCTGCCGCATTTTTAATCAACAGAAGGAGACATATAATGTTAGAATGGTTAAAGTCTACGTGGTCACGTTGGAAGGTACATGTTAGTGTAGTCGGTGGCGCCCTTGTGGTTGCTACTGCATACGGTACATGTACTGCCGAGCCGGCCACAGTTTCGGAAGTAATTCCGACAATCACAGAGCCAGCAAGTGCTGGTGAGACAGTAGAGGTATCGGCAACGACTACCGACACAACGACAGATGTTACTACGACTACCGCCACCACTGGCGAGACGACTGGTACAACAACTGACGCTACTACAACAACTGAGTAGGTCCCCCCGCCGCTGGCAGACCGGTGAAAAGTCTGCCGCCACTTTAAAGGAGCAATAAAATGCAAAATGAAATCAATATGCTGGAAGATATGATCGAGTTGTTATCTGCCACACGTGCAGACTACAGCAAGTTCTACAACGAGGGCAATAGTGCCGCCGGCACCCGTGTTCGCAAGGTCATGCAAGAAGTGAAGACTTCGGCACAAGCTTTGCGCTTGCACGTTCAAGAAACAAAGAACAGCTAAACCTGTTCTATAAAGCCGCTGGCAGACCGGTTAAAAGTCTGCCGCCATTTTAAAATAACCCTTGACATTTAAAATCAAGGTGTTATAATAAAGACATCTTCAACAATTGCTGTTGGAGAACATATGAGAAAATTCCTCATATGAGATTATTGCAATTTCATTAATTAAAGGAGAAAAAAATGAAAGAATATATTAAGGTACCACCCAAGCCTAAAATGGGAGAATCGCTTTGTGCTTTAGGGTACAAGGCAACAACTGCAGCTGCCGATATCGCGGATAACTCTATCGATGCAAATGCAACTGAAATCGTGATTGAGGCCAGCGGTGCTTCGAATCAAAGTGATCCAGTCAATAACATAGATATTTTTGACAATGGATGCGGTATGAATCGCGAGCAACTTATCAACGCTCTTACTCTTGGCTCCGATACTAATAAGGGCGTGGGCGCCCTGGGTTGTTTTGGAATGGGGCTTAAGACTGCTGGTAACTCCATAGGTCGACGGATTACTGTTATGACCAAGGAGATAGAAGGAGAGGTGATCACCATGACCGCCGATCTGGATGTGAACCTGAAAGAAGGCGGGTATGTCCTCGACGAAGATCCATCCCACATCACCGGAGAACAGCGTACAAAGTTTGATGCGTACGTCAGTAAGACGGGATGTGGAACTTGGGTATATATTGACAAGATTCACTCAACCGAATATATCAATGTTAAGACTTTTTTAAGCGCTTTAAAGTCAGAAAGATCCCTGCGTCTGTATTTTCGCAAATTCTTAGATTCCGGCAAACACACAATTAAAGTAAATAGCTGCGAGCTTAAGCCCTGGGGATATGACTACTGCGAGGGGGTGGAGACAATTGCTGAGCCGTTTAATTTCGTGCTTAAGGACGGAACCAACTTGGGTACCCTAAAAATAATTAACACCCTAGATTCGGAACATAAGCCAGGACATGCGCGCTCTCAGGGGCTCGTAGTGGTTCGTAATAACCGCGACATTACCACCGACAAGGTACACTGGCACGGAGTTTACGCTCACAACTGGGAACTCTCGGGAGTGCATGTAATCTGGGAGGTTGAAGCATCTGTATTTGACCAATATATGCAGACGACACTCATGAAGAATGGGTGGCACCTGCCTCAAAATATTCGTGACAGCCTTACTGCTGAAATTTCTAGCGATCTTCAAACTCATATTAAGAACCGTCAAGCCAAGCGCACTAGTGAAGATTCTAGTGACGAGTCCAAGCTGGAAGATGTTACGAGCACCTATAACAACAATCTCAACAATAACATGAATGTAACGGCTTCACCAGAAGTTTTTAATGAGAATGCTGTTCCGCCTAAAGAAAGAGCAAAGGCTGCAGATGACGAGAAGGATACTGAAGACGTCCCCGATCCTTCTGCGCGCAAGCCACGCAAGGGCAAGCCATTTAGATTTCCACAGGGGCAAGATGAGTGGATAATTGACATAGACTATGGCTGCGGCGACGGACGTTACTATCAGTATCATTCCGAGCGCAAGCGCGGCGGAGGGCGTAAATTCTATGTGTCTATCGACAACAAGCATCCCTGGATTGAGAAGGCGTTTTGTTCTCAACTGGCTGATAATTCATTCGCAATCTTTGCGCTTTATGATGCCCTGGTCGGAGATGTTTATATGGAAATGACCTGTACAGATCCCGAGGAAGCAGACCGGATGATTCGCGCCAAGTCAGAATTTTTACGCACCCGGGCCAAGGTCACAGCAGCCCACGATAAGTCACCCGCCAAAAAGGCAGCATAAACAATGAAAACACCGTTGAGATATCCCGGTGGTAAATCACGGGCTGTCGAGACACTCATGAGTTTCGTTCCCGAGGATTGTAGTGAGATTTGCTCACCCTTTCTCGGGGGCGGCTCGTTTGAGTTGTCCTTGGCAGAAAAAGGAATTCGTGTTCATGGATACGATGCGTTTAAGCCACTGATATGGTTTTGGGAAGCGATCTTAAAAGATCCTGACAAGCTAGCGACGATGGCAGACCAGTATCGTCACAATAAAACCTACAAGTATACAAAACCTGGGCTCGTCCTAGTCGATTCTGATCCTCACCCACAAAGAGCTAATCGCCACCCACAAGTGAAACTTAAAAGAAAGGGACTACCAGAGAAAGACTTCTATAGATTTCGTGAAGAGATCTTGTTTGCCCTACAATCAAACCACCCTTTCACTTTTGATGCGGCCGCCAAAGTCTACGCGATTAACCGCAGCAGCTTTTCGGGAGCTACATTTTCGGGCGGGTTCTCAGAAAGGGCGAGTTATGCTAGGTTCACCGATACACAGATTGAGTATATTAGAAATTTTAAAGTTGATAACTTTACCGCCAAGCGCGCCGATTTTAAAGATGCACTGAAAAGACATGAAGACTGCCACCTTTATTTAGACCCACCGTATTTCCTAGATACGGCGCGCGCAAAACTTTATGGCGTCGAGGGAGACATGCACTCCTTCTTTCCACACATGGCTCTCTACTCAATACTGAGAAAAAGAGATAAGTGGATCTTGTCTTACAATGATTGTGAAGAGATTAGAGAACTATATCGGGACTTTGAGATTCATGACGCCGAGTGGACGTACGGAATGAACAGTTCAAAGAAATCATCAGAAATCATCATTACTAACTTGCCATAACACAGGGCACGTGTTATACTAACATATAAGGAGAAGCAATGGCTAAAGCTAAAGCAAAAGCAGGTCGTGTAGCAATACAGGACCTAATGAAAATGGTTAATAAGAAAGCCGGCAGGAATGTCGCACACGATCTGACAGGGGAAAACCCAACGTCAGTAAAGGAGTGGATCCCCACTGGCTCACGCTGGTTGGATTCTATTATCTCAAAGGGCCGAATCGCTGGCATCCCGGTTGGTAAAGTTACAGAGATAGCTGGACTTGAAGCCACGGGTAAGTCATACATGGCGGCACAGATTGCAGCAAACGCTCAGAAAACGGGCAAGGTTATCGTCTACTTCGATTCTGAGTCAGCTATCGACCCAGTGTTCTTGGAGCAGGCAGGATGCGACCTGGAGCGATTAATGTACATTCAAGCTTCATCGGTGGAGTTTGTGCTGGAGACCGTCGAGGAGTTGCTCGGAGCAACCGAGGACCAGTTAGTATTTATTTGGGACTCGTTGGCGCTGACGCCTTCTATCTCTGATGTTGAGGGAGACTTTAATCCCCAGTCATCGATGGCAGTAAAGGCTCGTATCTTAGCCAAGGGAATGTCAAAGCTGATCATCCCTATTGCAGATAAGCAGGCTACATTCTTGGTACTTAATCAGTTGAAGACGAACATTCCAAGCGGACCCAACGCTCGTATTGTGGCCATGACCACGCCGTATATGACACCGGGCGGAAAGGCAATGCATTATTCTTATTCTCTGCGTATTTGGTTGACCGGACGCAAGGCAAAGTCTTCCTTTATTGAAGATGAGAAGGGATTCCGTATTGGCTCAGAGGTGAAGGTGAAGCTAGAGAAGTCTCGCTTTGGAACACAGGGGCGATCTTGCGCCTTCCGAATTCTGTGGGGCAATGAAGTGGGCATTCGCGACGAAGAATCATGGTTTGATGCCATCAAGGGATCAGCGGCTCTCACTAGTGCTGGCGCTTGGTATACACTAAAGACGGAGGACGGATATGAAAAGAAATTCCAACCTTCCAAATGGGCAGACATCATTCATGAAGATGCGGAATTCAAAGAAAAGGTTATTGCAATCATGGATGAAGAGATTATCCAGAAGTTTGACAAGAGACAAGGCGATGCAAAGGACTTCTATGAAGACCCAGCAGACCTCACCGTTCCAGTAAAGGCGTAGTAACGTGGATAATAAAAGAGTATTGATAGTTGATGCGCTCAACGCGTATCTAAGAGCATATATTGTAGACCCATCACTGTCTTCCAACGGTCAACCTATTGGTGGACTGAAGGGCTTCATGAAGATTCTACAAAAGCTCGTGAGAGAAACGAACCCAAACCAAATTGTTATTGTATGGGATGGACCTGATGGCTCCCGCAAGCGCAAGGATATGGACAAGAACTATAAGGCCGGCCGCAAGCCGATTCGCCTCAATCGTGCTTTTCATAACCTGACTGAAAATGAAGAGCTACAGAATAAAATCTGGCAACAGAGCCGAGTCATTGAATACTTTAACAGTATGCCAATAATCCAATTTATGATAGACCAAGTAGAGGCAGACGATGTTATTGCGTTCCTAACTACTTCAAGCTATTATGACGGCTGGCAAAAGATTATCGTATCCAATGATAAAGACTTTATGCAGCTGTGCGACGACGAGACAATTTTGTGGCGCCCGGTAAAGAAAGAACTTCTAAACGTCAGAAGGATCATAGAGCAGACTGGCGTGCACCCAACGAACATGGCCCTTGCACGCTCAATTATCGGAGACTCCTCCGACAACCTTCCAGGCATCCGCGGCGCCGGCTTTACATCGGTGAAGAACCGCCTATCATTCTTGTCATCTGAGAAGGATTACACGGTAGATGAGGTGCTAGAGTTTTGTGAGAATTCAGGAACCAACCTTAAGTTTTTCACCAACATTGTTGAGGGCCGAGAGGTAATAGAGCACAACTATAAGATGATGCAACTCTACAGTCCCCAACTCTCCCTTCAGTCAAAAGATCACATCAAATATTCTTTAGAAAATTTTGAATGCACATTCAATAAAACCGAAGTAATAAAGCTCATGAGAGAGGACGGCTTTGGTGAGTTAAATTGGGATGATTTGCGTACACATTTAAACAAGATTGCGAGGGACTGTGTTGACGCTGCAGCCCTAGCACTTAAGTAATGTACAGATTTTCTGTTGACTTTAAGTGGTGCCATGTTATACTTACTAATGTGGTTACAAGCGAGGGTTCATGTCGCCGGATAATGTAAATTTTGGAAGGTACGGAAAGAGCTTCCAAGAGGGATTAGTACAACTAATTTTCGAGGATCGTCCGTTCGCGGATCAGATAACGGAAGTTCTAGATGTTGGCTTTCTTGAGCTAGAATATCTACGTGTTTTTATTACGAAAGTATTAGATTATAGGGATAGGTATAGTAAACACCCATCTGTGGACGCAGTCACTACCATACTCCGTACCGAGCTAGAAGGTGAAGACGATGTGATTCAAAAACAAGTAAGAGATTATTTTGTTAGAATACATACCCGCGAGATTCAAGATACCGAGTACATTAAAGAAGCCTCTTTGGATTTTTGCCGTAAGCAAAATCTTAAAGAGGCTATGTTAAAGTCCGTGGGCCTTTTGCAAAATTGCTCCTTTGACGAAATCTCCAGTACAATAAACGAAGCGCTTAAGCTAGGATCGGACAACAACTTTGGGTATGAATATTTAACAGACTTTGAAAAAAGATTTGAAATTAAACACCGAAACCCCGTTACTACTGGGTGGAAAGATATCGATGGTATAGTAGGCGGAGGATTAGGCAAAAGTGAGTTGGGGGTGGTAATTGCTCCGACAGGCGCCGGGAAGTCTATGGTTCTAGTGCACTTAGGATCAAATGCGGTGACAGAGGGGAAAGTGGTGGTGCATTATACACTAGAACTGCAGGACACAGTCATTGCAAATCGATACGATAGCTGTATTACTGGTTATCCTCTTTCTGATTTACGCACATTTAAAGACGAAATATATGAACAAATCAAGGACATTGATGGTAAACTGATCATCAAGGAGTATCCTACGAAGTCCGCGACTACGAACACCATCCGTTCCCACCTGTCACGACTAGTCAAACGCGGTATTAAGCCAGGAATGATTATAGTTGATTATGCAGATCTTTTAAGACCAGTTATTGTCCGCAAAGAAAAACGAGATGAATTGGGTTCTATTTATGAGGAGCTAAGGGCTTTATCTACTG